TTAACTGACTGATTTTAATATCCCTCTACTGCTGATTTGTGGCCTATGGGGCATCAATGGGGCAAAATCGCCTAGCTTCTGATTCAGCATTGCGATCTGCTCTGCGTTATTGTCTGCCATCCATGCGCCGTACACGTTGAAAACCATTTGCGCGCTAGCGTGACCCATCTGGCTGGCTATAAAGCTTGGGTTGGCCCCGGCTGCCAGTGACCAGCACGCGTAAGTGTGGCGAGACTGGTAAGCTTTTCGATGCCTGAGCCCCGCCTTTTTTAACCCAGCATCCCACGAGTCACCAAGCGAATCGACCTTGTAGATAATCCCCACATCTTTACTTCGTCTGACCATATTAGGGTTAAAGACAAAAGTACACCTGTGCTTCGCTGTTCGACCATACTCACGCAATTGCACATTGATGTGATGCTGTTGCCCGAGCCTGGTCATTTCCATCTGGTTCTTCAGAACATCAATGGCTGGCTGAATGAGGTGTATCACTCTATCCGTACTGGCGTCAGTTTTCGGTAGTGTGAACTCGCCCAGCTTTGTATAATTACGGCGAATTGTTATTGTACCCGCTTCAAGATCGATATCTTCCCATGCCAGGGAAACCAGTTCCCCGTGACGAACACCTGTGTACACCGCCAGTGACCACATGTTCTTCGTCTGCTGATGCCGGCATGCATCTATCAGACGGATGAATTCATCACGACTGAGCGGGTCTGGCTCCACCCTGGCTCTTTTTAATGGCTTGATCCCATCAAAGGGATTTGCCTTTATGTACCCATTATCGGCTGCGAACTGGAACATTCCGGCGATAGTCGTCATGTAGTAGTTGACCGTGACCGCGCTCCGGCCCTTAACGGGAAGTCTGCCCATTACAGCACACTGATAACCTGTCAGAAGCTCTTTCCTGAT